CATCGAGACAAAAAGAAACAACCAAGTAACGATGATGAAACGTTACAGAAACGTCAAAGTAACGCTATAGATACAGATACAGATAAGAAACAGATACAGAATAAAGCAACTATCGTTGCAACACCTGTCGGTGTTTCTGATTCTGTTTGGCAAGAATTTAAATCTTTGAGGAAAGCCAAAAAAGCACCGATAACTCAAAGAGCCATTGATGCTTTAACCAATGAGGCAAACAAGGCTGGTTGGACTTTAGAGAAAGCCTTGGAGGAATGTATTGTTCGTGGTTGGCAAGCATTTAAAGCAGATTGGGTTGTCAAGCCAAACCCTGCTGACAACATAAGGCTCACAGTTCCGCCATCAAATGAGCCTAATCATGTTTTGCTAAAAATTGAAGCTGACAGAAAAAAAGCAGTTCCTCCATCTTTGGAGACTTTAGCAAGAATGGCTGAATTAAGGAGAAAAGCATGAAGTGGAAAATTAAAAAACAAGAAAATCCTAAGAATGGAGAAATCAGGACTAGAAGAATTTTTGCATGGCGAAAAACCAAAGTTAAAGAATATTGGATTTGGCTAGAAACTTATCAAGTAACTGAAAAATACTTTATTTCTGCTGGTGGAAATCAATCATGGTGGTCTGAGATTGACAGAGAAATTCTTGAATATATTTATTAACATGAGCCACTACGAAGCTATGAAACTACTAGACAAGGTGCGTGATGGCGTACCTTACCCTCTACACCTGATAAACAAAGCATTGGAATTGACAGGTGACCTTTAGCAGGCGTAATGTAGAAAACCCAAGCGATAGGGTAACTCTTGAGCAAGCAGAGGCAAGGGAACTTTATCGCACTTGGGAAACAAACAAAGATCGTGACTTTGTGCGTGGTCGGCTAGAGAGAGCAGAACGAATCTATGGCTCTGGTGCTAGAGATCGAATAAGAATTTATATGAACAGAATTAAGGATGGGACACTCGAATGAGAGTTTTAGTTGCTTGCGAATACTCTGGAACAGTAAGAGATGCTTTTATTGCTTTAGGGCATGAAGCAATGTCATGTGACTTGCTGCCAACAGATGTTGAGGGCCCACATTATCAAGGTGATATTTTTGATGTTCTTGATGATGGTTGGGATTTAATGGTTGCTCACCCTCCATGCACTTACCTTTCAAATGCTGGCGCAAGACATTTATATCCTAAAAAGTTTTTAAACCAACAAAGGTATGAACAAGGATTAGAAGCAAAACAATTCTTTATGAAACTGTTAACTTGCAACATTAAAAAAATCTGTGTTGAGAATCCAGTTCCATCGTCAATTTTTGGTTTGCCTAAATATCACCAAGTCATCCAGCCCTATGAATTCGGTCATCCTTATCAAAAGAAAACTTGTCTTTGGTTAAAAAACTTACCGCCATTGATGGCGACTATGTATGTGCAAAAACAAGAAAGCACTAAGGTTGTTGGTAATTGGTTTAATGCTGGCGGTAAAGATAGACAAAAAAATAGGGCAAAAACCTTCGAGGGTATAGCTACAGCAATGGCAAACCAATGGGGTGCAGTATGAGATACGCAGCTAGGGTCGATGCAAATCAAACGCAGATAGTTAGCGCATTGAGGGCGGCAGGGGCTTATGTTTGGGTCATTGGCCTACCAGTCGATCTTTTGGTTGGCTACAAGAACCACACCTTTCTCGTGGAGATCAAAACAGACTCTAAAAAGCGTTTAACAAAGCTACAAGCCGAGTTTTTCGAGAATTGGTCTGGTGGAACGCTATGTAGGATAGATAACGCTGAATCTGCCTTGCGTATGTTGAAAGTTTTAGATGAGTAAAAAATCACAAAAACATCGTGAACTTTTAATAAAAACTTATGGTCATTTATACGAGAAGCATTTTAGTTCTCGTGCAGGATGTTTTTATTGTGGTGATATTGCAAGTACTGTTGACCATTGCCCGCCAATTAGTTTTTGCGATGTTAAAGATCAAAAATGGTTTAAAGAAAAAAACATAAAATTTTATAAGGTTTCATCTTGTTTTGATTGCAACAAAAAACTTGGAGCAAAGCATTTGTTCACTTTGTACGAAAGAGCAAATTTCATTATGAACAAACTTGAAACGCAAACTGACAAAGTTGTAAATTGGTCTCAAGATGAAATACAAGAAATGAGTGCAATGTTTGAAAAAATGATACAAGCAAGACAAGAAAAAAACAAAATACTGTATGAGCGAGTTAGGTTCTGCCAAGAATTAATTGTTAAGCCAAATGACTTTCCTTTAGAAGAAATGTAAATATGAAAGCACCTTACAAAGCCATTGAGTTTATTTTGGAACAAGCCCCTCGTTTTGCCGAGGCAAAGGCTCAACGTGTGTATATCGAGAATTTCCTGAGAACAAAAAAAGCCCTATTGATGAAAGAAGCTATGGCTAAAGGCATTGACTCTGGTGTAGCACAAGAGCGTGAAGCCTATGCACACCCTGAATATGAGGAACTTTTACATGGGCTTGCTGAAGCAATTAGGCAGGAGGAGCATTTGTTATGGAAGTTAAGGGCTGCCCAAATAAAGTCAGACATTTGGCGATCAGAGCAAGCAAGTGAGCGTCTTGGCGTAAAAACCACAGAGTAGGGAAAGTACTTAGAAGATTGTGTTTAGAAATCTATACAATCACAGACAGCCCAAGCAATTCGCAAGGGTACTTTTAAGGATTAAGAAATGAAATACGAATTTGACACAACTGTTGGTGAAGGCTCTGTAATCGTTACTGTCGTCATGGAGTACGAGCAAGACGAAGAAGGTATTTATAACGAGAATATCGAGGATGTGATCTACGAAAAGATTTCGCTGATGGGTATCTTTACTGCTGAACAGTACAAAGATTTAGAGATCGAGGGAAGTATGCGTCTTTCTAAGCACCTTTTAGATGAGGCAGATCATGCTAAAACTGTTGACTACGACATGAGGTGCGTCTAATGCTCAATTGCAAACCATCGCATCCAGATGCAAAGTGTGCAAACTGCAAAAGGCTATTGTCTGAGCATAAAACGACAGTCCATGTCATTAACAGCAAAGACAAGGCTTGCATCTATATACCTATATCTTTACAGGTGAAGACATGACGAACGATGAAATCATTAACTTGGCTATCGAAAATACCATTCATGGTTTGAAGTTTGATGAGGAAGGTTTATTACGCTTTGCCAAGCTAGTAGCACAGCATGAGCGTGAAAAAAACATAAAAATATGCCAAGAGTTAGCAAAAGACATGACTCAAGTCGCTGAATTTGCAGCAAAGTTATGTGCTAAGTCTATAGAGGAACAAGCATGACTCAGACTGAAGCATTACGCCTTGCATTGGAGGCTTTGGAAGGTGCTGATGAAATTGACTGCGATATGCGTGATGCCATCATTGCCATTAAAGCCGCACTAGAAGCGAAGGATGAGCCTGTGGCGTGGATGAATGACAGCACACCATCAGGAATATTTGCTAGGCACATAGAAGGCGCAAAGAACTTTGGTTGCACCGTTCCTCTTTACACCTCCCCACCACAGCGCAAGCCGCTGACGGATGAGGAGATTCACCAAATATTTATTGCAAACAGCGTAGCGGTGGACAACGGCAATGCGTACATGGTTGCAGGTTTGAGGACAGTAAACATAACCCGAGCCATTGAAGCCAAACTCAAGGAGAAGAACACATGACTGAATGGACACCAGAGGAAGATGAAGCCTTCAACATGGTTGAACAAAACAGTAACCTTGGAAAGCAGATATTAAGAGCAAACAAATCTAGTGGTATGGATTGTTGCACTTATGACTGTACCCAAGGAAGGAACTGTCCAGTACGCAATAAGACTTTAGATGAGGTTGCCAATGAATTCAGCCTAATGAAGTCATTTGGTGATACTGCACAGAGTTTCGCTGCTTTTGTAAGGGGTATGAAGAAATGAGCAAAGGGTCAACTGGTCGGCCATTTTCTGTAAGCAATCAAGAATACGCAAACCGATGGAACGCCATTTTCGGAAAAGATAATGACTCGCAAGAAAACAAAGAGAAAGCATTGGAATCTGATAGACCCGATACAGCACGGGATAATCGGGGCATCGATAACCCAGAGGGACAAGCTGGACAAACTAAGACTCCTTGAGTACTCAGCATTAGACGCAATGACTAAAGGCTCTGGAACTATCTCTGACTGGCGTACCTTGGTAGATGTGTTAAACCTGTCTGAGATGATGGGAAAGAATGGAGTAGGCCCAGAGGTACTACCTATTTGCCAAACAGCACAGGATAGCCTCCACAAATCCGCTTTGCGCTACCAAGAGACAAAGAAGATGGGATTAGATGGTCAAGGAATAAAAGCCATCAGAGAATTGATTGAGTATGCTGATTTGCAACAGGGAAGTATCTCAAGATCAGAGTTTGAGAGATACATTCAGAAAACAAAAGACTACATAAAGTCAAATGGAAATCTGGTGGTAGAAATAGAATGATTCATTATCATGGACTCCCAATAACTCCTGCGACAGTAGCTGTTAAAGCTATTGAAAATGGTCATGCGTTTGTTTCGTTTGCCCATTCAGACCAGTTATCTATAGCCATTGAAGTGGCTCAATCATTTGCAATTGATAACGGGGCATTTTCTGCTTGGAGATCAGGAAAGCCAATTACAGATTGGCAGCCTTTTTATGATTGGGCTTTAAATCTAAAGAAAGTTCCATCGTGTGACTTTGCGGTCATTCCAGATGTGATTGATGGCAATGAGGCAGACAACGATGCTTTGCTTAGAGATTGCCCATTACCGACATGGTTTGGCGCACCAGTTTGGCATATGCACGAATCTCTTGAAAGGCTCGAACAACTGGCAAACACATATGTCAGGGTTTGCATTGGGAGTTCAGGCGAGTTTTCTACAGTAGGCACACCAAACTGGTGGGTCAAAATGAGCCAAGCCATGAGAGTGCTTTGTGACGACATGGGAAGACCTGCTTGCAAACTTCATGGTTTAAGGATGCTAGACCCTGCAATCTTTACAAAACTACCATTTGCGTCAGCAGACAGTACAAATATTGGCAGGAATGTTGGCATTGATGTGCATTGGAAACACGGGAATTATCTACCGCCAACCAAGGAAGCCAGAGCGCAAGTTATGAGGTCAAGAATTGAATCGTTTAATTCACCATCTCAATGGAATTTTTATCAACCAATGGAACAGGAAACACTTTTATGATTTTTGCTTTAATTACATATGCGGTGGCAATGGTTGCCGCAAACCTTTTAGTAGCTACATTTGGGCCAGCAATTAGTCCATTAAATGCTTTTTTCTTAATAGGTCTTGATCTAACACTTAGAGATTGGCTTCATGTAAGACTTAAAACATGGCAAATGGGCGGTTTGATTTTAGGAACAGGTGCTTTAACCTATTTGCTAAACCCTGCCGCTGGAATGATTGCAGTAGCTTCTGCGGTTTCGTTCTTGGTAGCGTCTTTGGTCGATTGGGCAGTATTTTTCAAAAGCAGAGGAACTTGGATAAAACGAGCAAATTACTCAAATACTGCTGGTGCTGCCGTTGACTCTTTGCTTTTCCCAACTATTGCCTTTGGTGTTTTGATGCCTGAAATTGTTGCACTTCAATTTTCAGCCAAGGTTGCTGGTGGTGCTGTTTGGTCATTTTTACTACAAAAGTTCCAAAATGAACAACAGGTTCAGCAATAAAGAAAGACTACACCTTGCAAGGGTTAAAGAGATGCCTTGTGGTGTCTGTGGTCAGTCAGGGCCATCTGATGCTCACCACATTGAGCAGCACCAGCAGTATCTTTGTATTCCGCTTTGCAAAGACTGCCACACAAACAATTTTCTTGGTTGGCATGGTCAAAAAAGGAATTGGGCTATTTACAAACAAACAGAAATGTCGGTTTTAAACGAAACCATTAGAAAGTTGATAGGATAGAGACACTCGTTGCCATGAGTTTTAGAGAGACTTGTTCTCTCTTTTTTTTTATGGGATAATGGTTAAAACTCCATGAGGACTGTTATGTCTGGTTTACTAGAGCCATCTGTTAAGATTGAAATTGAGATACAAAGCCAAGAGAAAAGTGGCAAGGCTTGTCCTGTTGCTACAGGTGATGTAGAGGTCAATCTTGAGAATCGTCAGAAGGCCATCGACAAGGCTAACTATGGCCCAATGAATCCCAACGAAGCCAATATGGATTACTGGCGTGAGATCAGTAAGACTTGGAGAAACTCACCAGTTCAGGCTAAGAAGTCTCGCTGTGGCAATTGCTCTGCTTTCATCCAAACCCCTAAGATGCTTGCTTGCATTGAGAGTGGCTTGGAGATGAATGGCGAGGAGATGGATGCTTGGGAAGTGATTGACGCTGGTGACTTAGGTTACTGCGAAGTGTTTGATTTTAAGTGTGCTTCCAAGAGAACTTGTGAGGCATGGATTGCAGGTGGGCCAATTACTGAAGACTCAGAAATGGCTAAAGATGATTCAGAAGACGAAATGTCAGAGGAAGAATAATCATGGGAACTACCAATATGCAAGCTGCTGAAATGATGGGTCTTTATTTGGACAAAGCTGCCAAAAATAAGCCAGCACCGAAACCTATGCCTATGCGTGGTGAGCGCACAGCCAAGAACAAAGCAAAGAAGCCTAAAAAATGAAGGGCTTATACGCTAACATCAATGCCAAACAAAAACGCATCGAAGCGCAGAAAGCTGCTGGCAAGACTCCAGAGCGTATGCGTAAAGTTGGCTCGAAGGGTGCGCCAACTGCGGATGCGTTTAAGCAAGCGGCTAAGACTGCTAAGAAAAAATGAGCGCAGCTTGGACTCGTAAAGAGGGAAAAAACCCTAAAGGTGGACTCAATGAAAAGGGTCGGAAGTCTTACGAGCGTGAAAATGCAGGTAGCAATCTAAAGCCTCCTGTTAAATCTGGTGATAATCCTCGTAGAGCCTCATTCCTTGCTCGTATGGGCAATATGGCAGGGCCAGAGCGCAAGCCTGATGGTAGCCCTACTCGTTTGTTGCAAAGCCTACAAGCGTGGGGTGCTAGTTCAAAAGCTGATGCCAGATCAAAGGCTAAAGCAATTTCAGCACGAAACAAGAAGTAAAAACTCTAATCTGTTAGAATAAAGTATTAACTTAACCTTGACCAACCCTAGAGGAGTCAAACAAAATGGCAACAAGAATCAAAGCCTACCATCAGGACGAAATAAGGGCAAAAATCCAAGCCAGTCAGCTTGTAAATGTCTTGCAAAATCATGCACTTGGTTTAAGCGAAGAATTAAGCCCTACTCGCATGAAAGCAATTGAAATACTATTGCGTAAATCTCTAAGTGATTTATCTTCTATACAGCTATCAGGTAACGCTGATGCTCCAGTAGAGATGAAGGTCACATGGCAGAAGTAATCGAGATAGCCTACAAACCCAGAGAACAACAGCTTGCTATCCATGACTTGATGGACAGTAAGCGTTTTGGTGTTGTCGTAGCCCACAGGCGTATGGGAAAGACTGTCTCTGCGATTAACCACTTAATCAAGGATGCAATCCTCAACCAAAAGGAAGCCCCTAGATACGCTTATATAGCCCCTACATACGGACAAGCCAAGCGAGTGGCATGGGACTACCTTGTGAAGTATGCAGAGCCTTTAGGAGGCTCACAGAACATCACAGAATTGAGAGTTGACTTCTGGGGTAGGCGTGTCCAGTTATATGGCTCAGATAACCCAGAGTCTTTGCGTGGTCAGTACTTTGATGGGGTCATCCTAGACGAGATTGGCGATCAAAACCCAAAGATATGGACTGATATCGTCAGACCTGCACTAGCTGACAGAAAAGGCTGGTGCTTATTCATTGGTACACCAAAGGGACACAACCACTTTAAAGAACTGCGAGACAGGGCAGAAAAAGAGGATGGTTGGGGTTTGCTAGAGTTCAAAGCCTCTGAGACAGGTGTAGTTGACGAGGTAGAACTAAAGGCGGCTCGCAATGAGATGGGTGAGGATAAATACCGCCAAGAGTTTGAATGTAGTTTTGACGCTGCTGTAGAGGGTTCTTACTATGGGCAAATCCTCAACGAGTTAGAAGACAAAAAGCATATGCAAGAGATTCCTTGGGAGGAACTTAGCAGAACATTTACCGCTTGGGACTTGGGAATGGGTGACTCTACGTCTATCTGGGTGGCTCAGTTAGTAGGTACAGAGATCAGATTGATTGACTACTACGAGAATCATGGGGTGGGTTTAGATCACTACGTCAAGTGGATTAAGGATAACGACTACTCCAAAGCTGAACACATCTTGCCCCATGACGTTAGGGTTAGAGAGTTAGGCACAGGTAAGAGCCGACTAGAGATGCTTGAGGAAGCTGGCCTAGAGATCAAAATAGCACCAAGGATGAGCCTAGACGATGGTATTCAGGCTGTAAGGCGCATCTTGCCTAGGTGTTGGTTTAACGTGCCAAAGGTACAGACAGGATTAAACTGCCTGAGAAACTACCGCAGAGACTACGATGAGAAGCGTAAGATATTCTATGAAAGACCACTACACGATTGGTCAAGTCATGGAAGTGACAGTTTCAGATACTTAGCCCTTGGACTTGATGAAGGTCATAGCACTTGGGATAAGCCGATTAACAAAGCACCGAAATGGATTGTTTGATGTATGTAGAACGCCAAGGGGTCAATCTTGCCCCAAAGATAAAAGAACTTGAAACTCGTCTTGAAATGTTAGAAAATGTGATAAAAGAGTTAAAATCGGATAAACCCCGAATGGGTCGCCCTCCAAAGGTAATTGATGAGTCAAAACAAAATGTGCGGGCAAGCTAGTGCAACTATTCAATAAGGTATGGCTATGAACACCATTGACTTGAAGTCAATCATCCAAGCAGAGGTGGACGACTCGATCGGATTTATAGAAAGTGAGACTGTAGAGCAGCGCAAACAAGCACTAGAGGCTTATTTACGTCAACCTTACGGGACAGAAATCGAAGGCAAGTCTCAGATCGTTACAGGTGAGGTAGCCGAAGCAATTGATGGTGCTCTACCCTCCTTAGTTCGCATCTTTACAGGCTCAGACAATATTGTTG